TCATCATCAGTTTCCCCAACAACAATAGCATATTCGTTAGAAGTATCATTCTTCTTATCACGAACTACTAATTTAATTACTCCATTTTCTCCCACAGCAGAAAAATCGGGAAGTTGGTATACTGCTGCAGCTTTAACAAGTTTTTCTAAAGAAGTACTATCCAATTGAAAACAAACATCTTTTGAAGGAAGTTGAATTTCTTTTTCGGGAGGAGAAATAATTACATTCGGATCAGCATAGAAATACTTAACCCTACGCTTCCCCTCTTTAATACTCAAATAAGATTGTTCTGTAAAATCAAGATCAGGATCTTGATGAAGACTCAAACCATTCAGAAATTGATTGAGATCATAAACAGCAAAATCACGGGGAAACTCTTCAGTAATATCTGCTTCTGCAAGAATGTTCTTGGCAACAGAAATAGTGCGGAGGCGAGTTCCTTGTTTTACAAGAATAGAATTATTGATGCTGGCAAAATTCTTGAGAATGGTCAGAGTATTATCAGAAAGTTTCATAGTTTTGTTTTGCAGTTTCACTTATTTTCAATAAGATTCAGATGATTGATCAAAAGAATCGTATAATGAAGAACCTTAAAAAGATCTGCACGAGGAGTGCCTTTAGTATCATAACGATCAATATACTTGGTTACATTACCAGCACAGAATCCTTCACGGCGATTGTGTTTAATCTTATCAAGAGTTTGCTCTTTTCCGCCACCAGTACGATCAACATAATGCTGGCGATAAGTGCTTGCAATATACTCTTCAAGTTGTTTCAGAATTTTGTCTTCGTTGTATTTCCAGAAACCATTTTTGTTTGTATCTTCAGTCATAGACAAATTAAAAGTAATAGTATCGGGTGCAGAATAAGGATTTCCAGTCAGACTGATGCCGTCATAATCCCAAAAATCTTGAGAATAATCATACATTCCACCAGGGAGACGAGACCCTGCAAAAGAAATTGTATCAGAAGAATTTGATCCACCAAGAACTGTATAGTCTTTGGATTTTGGAATTGAATCTTTGTAAGTGCTTTCAAAGTTTTCAGACATTTTTAATTCATCGTAAAGTAAGGACCAGGAATTAACCATAACAGAAAAGAAAATCGTTTACAAGACTTTCGGACTTTTCTTTTCCAAATTTACTAGAAAGATAACCAGCAACTGGATCAAGTTCTTTCATATATTTGTCAAAAGAACAATAAGAGGAAAAGTCTAATCCTAAGGGTTTCTTAGATTCTATCATATTTTTGTAAATAGTCAAGTACCTTTTAAACATATCAAGGTAGTCATCAACCTCGTCAGAAGTACATTTTCTAACAAAAAGATTTTCCGAGAAGTGATTTCCAGGTTCAAAAAACCTAATTCCACCTTCACACTTTGGAAGTTCATCAACAGAAAAAAGATAGTTATCTCTGGGATGTTGAAAATCAAAGGTGATTACAACTTTCTTTGGGAAGAAACACATTAAATCCATTCCGAAACATGGAAGATCACTACCAGTTCTTGGATAAATGATGTTGTTGTAAATACAGGTTTTTTCATTCCAGATTTCAACAGAACGAGATTTGAGAATGTATGGATTGGTATGGATAGAAGCTTCTAGGTTAATACCATCACCAGTCCAGTTTGCCCAATTACAATCTAATTGCAAATCTGGAAATGTTTCAAAAAGAAAGTTTTTGTAATTTTTCCACAAGTTCATTTTATATCAGAAAGGAGCGGGTTGCTGGTCAACAGAGTGGAATGTGTCAGCGGATTCTTCAGAAGGCATTTGAAAATCTACGTCAACTTTATCATACAGTTCCAAGAAAGACTGCTTAGTTTCATCATCAAAACGATTAATGCAAACTTGAATTGCCTTTGCCTTATCGTTGAAGATGCTGTAGGCACGGATAATGTGGACAAGGCGACGAGTGCTAATGATTTCCTCAATACCACCGTCATAGAAGGTCTTACGGATGATGTCTGCCCAGTCCACAAGGCGTTTGCAGAAGTCACGGTCTTCCAAGCCAAGATCCAGAGAAACTCCTTCCAGGATCTTCTGCTCGGTTGCAGGGGCAGGATAGGACTGCTCAAAGGTCACAGGGAAACGCTCAAGGAATGCTTCGTTGAGCACATTGGTGCCGATAAAGCGACCATCATCAGAACCCTTACCCTTGGTGTTTGCAGTGGCAATCACGTTGAAACCAGCAGCAGGTTTCACATATTGTCCGATCTTCTTCAGGAAAACACCTTTACCTTCTAGCACGGATTGTAGGCAAAGGATTTTGTTGGAGGCAAGATCAATCTCGTCAAGGAGCAAGATCGCTCCACGTTGGAGTGCTTCGACAACAGGACCATTATGCCAAACAGTGGCACCATCCACAAGGCGAAACCCACCAATAAGGTCGTCTTCATCGGTTTCAATCGTAATATTTACACGGATCATTTCACGCTTCAATTGAGCACAAGCTTGCTCCACCGAAAACGTTTTACCATTACCCGAAAGACCCGTAATGAACGCAGGGTAAAAAATATTGGACTGAATAATTTTCTTAATATCGTTAAAATTACCAAACTTGACGAAGGTATCATCTTTATCAGGAATGAGGTTTTGTTCAGATGTGGGCAAAACAGCAGGAGCACTATAAGAACGCTCAATCTCTTCAACACGTTCTTGAGTCACTTCCAGATTCCAGCGACCACGATCAGTTTTGTATTGTGCAAGTTTATTAGAAATAGTCTGATAGTTAAGATTGCGATAAGCACAAAAACCTCGGAGATCGCCAGAAGTAATTTCTGGTCCATACAGATTCTGCAGAGATTCAATCAGTTGTGCGTCAGTCACAGGAAGTTTGCGAGGCATGATGTAGTTAGGTGGTTTGTTTCAACAAAGTAATTATACAAGCAAAAAGGGGGCAGCGTAGTGCCCCCTGTGCCAGTTCAAAAATTGTCCATCAATTCATAGTGAATTTTTTCTTGATAGGTTTTGGTGCAACTAGTGGTTTATCAACTATATTCTCTTCAACCTTTACAGATTCTGGAGTTGGTTCTGGTTCTGGTGCTGGTGCTGGTACTGGTTCTTGGAATAAATCGGTAAATCTACTCATTAATATTAATAGAATTCTAGAAATATTTATTATGCAACAAGTTCCACAAACTCACCAAGAATGCGCTTATTCATTTTTTTAGTCTTGAGACTTTTCACAAATGCATTCTTAATTTGAGATTTAGTGGCGTCTTCTGCAACATCAAACGCAGAATCTTGCGAAAGAATACTGGAAGAAAATCCAAAGTATGAATGATATCCAGATTTTTTAATCGTAAATGCCTTTTGTTTTTTCCAAGCACCCATTACTTTATCGTATTCATCACCATAATATCCACAATAGAGACGAATAAAGGAACCAGCATCACGAGACTCAAGTACACGAATACCAATAAAATTAATGTTAGTAAAACAATCCCTCAAATTGTGAAGAAGAACATCAGTAAATTCATGCCATTCACAATCAAAAGAATACGTATTACCTGTTTTACGATCCCGAAGGAAAGCATTTGAACCGATATGTGAAGTTCCCATAAAAGGTTCGTTTTCCCAGTGGCGATTAATTTCGCGGTGATACTTAACCGCACATGCTTCACCATCAGTCAAAACAACACACTGAACCTTCTGAAGTTTATTCTCTGTTTGGAATTTAGGCAGAATTTGGTGTAAAGAAATCAAAGCCTCATTCAGAGGAGTTCCAGAAAGACTCATACCAACAGGAACAGTATAACGAGAATAATTCCTACAGTTAAATGAAGCAGCAAGACGGAAGATATTCTTCATTTGCTCCTCAAGAGTCTTGGTATTTACTTTACTGGTAAAAAGATTCATCATAGAGAACCATTCTCCAACTTGAATAAGACCGTCCTTTTTTTTATAAGAAAGTTGGCGAAGATTTGCCTTATTATGATCATATTTAATCACAGGATAATCCGTAGTAAAGGCATAAACCTCAAAAGGAATGCTTACCTTTTTACAGAACCAAATCAAATTAAAGAGTTGCTTAACAGTATCAAGCATCACATCACTCATAGAACCAGACCAGTCCAGAACAAATACAAGTCCATGATTCTTACCATCTGCAAGAGTTGTCACCTTGCGGAAAATATCTTCATTATATTTGTAGGTATGAAGTTTAGAGCAGTCCAAAACACCTGTGCGGGCAGTAGAAGCACGGGCATAGGAATCTGCTGCCTTACGGCACTCAAACTCTTTCACCAAATAGTTGACTTCCTTTTGAGCAGAACGCTTGAACTCTACAAACTGCTTATCAACTTCACCAAAGATTTCTTGGTGAGTATATCCACAATTAGTAAGATACGTATCCCAAGTTTCCTTACACCTTGCATGAATTTCAGAATTAGGAACAATTACCTTATCCAAATCAAGTTTAGGAAGTTCAAGGTATACATTCTCATAACCATCAGCATTAACCAGTTCCTTGAGTGCTTCCTCAAGTTTGTCCATAGTTTTCACTTCAGGTTCACTATCTTCACCACCTTCATTAGATTGAGAAGATTTTTGTTCTGGTTGAGAAGAGTCTTGGTTGGAGGATAATCCTTCAGAACCTTCAGATTCAGGTTGATCATTCTCACCTTCCTCTTGATCAAAGAAATCGGATGCAGGTTGCTGATTTGCACCAGAAGATTGAGTCTCAAGATTATCAATTTGAACCTTAGTTTCTTCCTGTTGCTTCTGCTTACAATACTTATAAAGTGCCTCCGAAGCAATCAAAACATCTGCAAAAGTTTCACTATCACCAATCAGATTGACAATTTCAGTCTCTTCACCACACTCAATCGGAATATCGATATAGTTTCCAATCTTGAACAACAGATTAGCACGATCAGCAAGGTTATAAGTTTCAAGATTATCATCGCCAATTTGGAAGAAATCATCGTCAGCAAGTTCTTTGTATCCGTTGAAGAAGGTCTTGGCAAGACCAGGATAACGGCGCTTCATCATCTTCTCAATACGGGCATCTTCCACAATATTCACAAACTGTGGAGGAACCTTTACGTTTACGGTCCAATCTTCATCTGGCGTATAAAGAGCGTGTCCCACCTCATGCCCCACCAGGAGATCGTATACAGTGTTGCTTGCCTTCTCCCACATAGGAAGCGTGAGCACACGGGTGTGAACGTTGAATTGAGCAGTCTCTACCTTCTTGTGCTCAACCACCAGATCTTCCGTGGCAAGCAACTTGGCAAGTTGAGATTTGATTTCGTGGCGGACAGTCATAGGTTTGATTTCTTATGAAACCATCATACAAAAAAAGAGGGTGCTAAGACCCTCTTGTGTGCCAGTTTGAAAAGTGGACTCAACGCTCACCACGCATATGTCCTTCAGATTCTCTAGCCTTTTGTAATGCCTGTCCAGTATTTTGTTTTCCAGGAATATGCTTAAGAGCAGAACCAGATTTTCTTTCGTTTTCTTTATTAAACTTTTTTTGGAGATATTCAGTTCTTTTTGTTTCTTCAAGAATATCGTTTCTCCAATCTTCACTCATATTCGCCATAATAGCAAGAGCTGCCTCATTTGTATCAGCATAACCTTCAGCAACTAGGTGCTCAAGAATCGTGTCAAAAATATCAAAGTCTTCCTTCATTTTCTTTTCTTCTGGTCTTTTACCAAAAGTTTTATGAACCATTTTATCTAACTTGTCGTGAAACTCGCCTTCCTTTTCTTTACTTGCACCTTCTTCATCCTTTTCACCTTTTTCTTCCTCCTTATCAAGTTTTAACTCGTCAGGAGCATACTTCATTGTTTTACCATCTTCACGCTTGACGGTATAATATTTACCCTTACCTTCTGGATCGACCTTTACGATTTCACCTTCCATTCCACTTGCCTTACAGACAACTTCATCACCAACCTTGAAGTGGGATTCGAAAATATTGGTATAGATGGATGCATAAGACTCCATCAAATCTATAATTTTTCCTGCTTCCATTTTATTAATAGTTTTTTATTTATTTATTTAATTTTTGTATTATATTTTTTATTGTTCCAGGTAAATTCTTTTTCTCCTGAAGATCTAGCTTGTTTAAAAGCTTTATCAAAAGATTGTGCTTTATTCAATCCCTGGTCTGGATTTTTTGGACCTTGTTGTGGTTTATAATCACCTCTTTTCAAAGCAGACTTAAGTGTTGAATCTCCAGTATTATATGCCTGTAATCCAGCAGCTGCAGCACCCAATCTTCCAGGAATTGAAATACCTGGATTTTTGGGTCTTAATGAAGTATTAGATTGAACAGTTCTCATTAAATTATATTGACCTGTTTGATTTGGTTTGGGTGGTGTACCAATTTTAAATGTTTGTTTAGGAGGAGTTTGCTTTGAAGGTCCTTGTGTAGCAATTTTAGTCAAATTAGCAGGTCCACTAGGTGCTTTTTGAGGGATTTTTTCAATACCAGTCATCATTCTAAACATCTTTGCAGCATTGCCAATATTTCTTCCAACATCCTGCAAAGCATTTTCAACAATCAATTCTTCAAGAACACTAGTTCTCCAAGTTTCACCCATATTGCAGATAATTACTGAGGCGCTGTTTTCATTATCAGCATATCCTTCAGAAATCAAATATTCTACAAGACAGTTAAAGATATCATTTTCAACATCTTCAGATTTAACTGTTCCCCCTTTGTTGAATCCAGGAATTTTCCTCAATGGTGCTGTCGCTTTATCATACATCTGTCCACCTTTATTACTACCAACTAAACCACCTATTACCCCCCCACCAGGAATTTCAGTTTTCTGTCCCTGTCTCCTACCAATCTCACTACCAACAGTTTGAGCTGCAGATCTTCCAATTCTATCTAATGTTGATAAAGGATTTTCAGTTAACTCTTCACCATCTTCAAACTGATAATGTGCATTTTGCAATGTTGGTTTTTTAGGTTCAACAACTTTACCACCACCATGAGATTTAATTAAAGGGGTTAAAACATCCTTGGCAGTTTTTCCAGGAGGAATAGGAATTCCAATCTGCTCGTAAATACTTTGGTATGCTTCCAATATATTTTTATATTCTTTTGAATTCATTTTTTTTTATAAAAACTTTTTTTAATATTTATAAAAAAATGGTGGTGAGACCCTCTAGTGTATCAGTTTGAGAAGTGTCCTATTACAGACCGTATTTTTTCTTCATTTCTGCTCTTG